CCTGGCAGTTGCTCCTGACTCTGCCACAAAATTACTGCCATCTCCTACTATAAAGTTGCCATTTGTAACAGCCAATCCTGCCACATCTTGTAGCTGTGCGTCTAATCTAGCGTTGGGTAATGTACCAGAGCTAATATTACTAGCGTTAGTTGTGTCAGTGGTTGCAGAACTTGCTAAAGATGTACCATTAAGGGTTATAGCATCAGCTTCTAGTGTGCCATCCACATCCACATTTCCAGATATATCTAGATTAGTAAATACAGAAGTTCCTGTACCAGTTATAGTGCCATTAACGCTTACATTACCACTAGCGTCCCTAAACACTGCCTTCTCTGCTGGCTGAGTGCAGAACAGTATTTTTGTACCAGCACCCCAATCAACAGCGTTATCAGAGTTACTAGATTGTAGTATGGTCGTTCGAGCAAGTGTCGTGCCAGAGGCGGTATATGTGCCTATACCAACCTCAAAATCAGCACCAAGAGTACAAGCATAATAGGTAGTGTTACCATCACCGATTGAAGCAAAAGACTCAAACCCAGTAACAGCACCAGCAAGAGTATAAGTACCAGTACCCGTGGTGGTGGAGTTTTCTTTGACCCTATCGGCAAGTACGAGTGCCATAACGTCACCTATGCAATACGAATGATTGCGTTACTCGCATCGGCAGTTGGGAACTGTATAGTAAATGTACCAGAAGTAGATGTCTTGTCTGCACCAAAATCTAAAACACAAACAGCTTTATCTGATTGAGTATCATTATATATTAATGCACCGCGAGCCGTAATCGTAGCAGTTGTGAAAGAAGCATCTGCAAAATCAGTAATTGCCGTGTCACCATCCAAAGTTGGCGTGACTTCTGTTAAAGCAACTCCACCTGATGTATATCCGTTTCCATTTGCTACTTCATTTAAACCGCTACTCGCATATGCTGTCGTACTTTTGTTTAAAGTCGCAGAAGATGTATGAAGTGATAATTTAAATGAGTCTCCACTACTTGCGGTAAAGTTGTGTGTTCCTACTAACAACTCTTGTTTAAAAGAATTGCACATTGCCTGAGTTATTGCCATTATAGTCTCCTTATTATTTCAGCCAAATCTTTGTGACCATTAGAGGCCAGAACTTGAACGATAGTAGCACGTTCTTCTCGTCTTGCCAACGTAATGTAGTGATAGATTACTTTTGCTGCATTATCCTTAAAGGCTCTTGCTTGAGCTTGTATCGCAGGATGCGCTCTATCTGAGATGGTAATTAACTTATCAAGGGCTAATTCTGTTAACTGTTCGTTAGAATGTCCACCATTATCAGATGTAAAGACATTTACGTTTCCAACAGCACCTGTTGCTAAATCAAACATTTTTATCCTTTACGTTTTTGGTACTCTTCTTAATCCTGTACGATAAGCATCTGTATTCTCAAAACCCTCACCGTATGTTTTTAATCGTATTATAGCTTCTTGAAATCGTTCACTATAAAGCTGCAGCACATCTGCTTCACCCTTCATGAACATATAGGCTTCGTATAAACTACCAAACAATAACGCATCAGGCGCATTTGTGCCCAACCAAGAAGTTCCATCTCCTGTGGCAGTTATTGATGTGGGTCTATAGTAATAATGTAACTCAACAGAATAAGCACTATTAGGAGTAGGACTAACAATAAAATTATCGACATCAAAGAGAGCATAGTATCGAGGTACACCTGTAGTCGCTGGATTTGGGTTGTATTCTTGAATAAAGTTTACATCCTTAAATAGCAAAAACTCATGGTTACTAGAGTTTATAATAGAAAGCGCAATGGCTCCAAGATAATCTGAAGGAACAGCAAGAAACTTATTTCCGTTTGTAAGACTGCCTGTCACATTCTTTCTAAAGTAATCTAACTCAACGAGTTTTAAAATACGCTCTTCAGCATTCTTAATAAAATTAGGTATGTTTGTTGTGAACGTAGTCTCATCGTTCTCGGTATAATCTTTAATTGCTTGCGTAAGCGTTGTATTAGTGTAACTCATGGTGTATTCGCCTGACCGCCCATGCCGCTATGATTTGTACAATAGTAATATAGAATTGGCGCACCAACGGCAACTGTTATTTGTGTATAAGCCCCTGCGCTCCCTGGTGTTCCAGCCGTAGTTACACCTGTGGTATATTCAGTTCCTTGTGGTGGACCACTATTATGAGTTCCATTTGAAGTTTCAGAAAATCTTAATGGGTGATTTGCATTAGAACTATGACTTTGATCAAACCGATAGGTGGAACCCTCTGTTAAAGTTATTGCAGAACTTGTTTGATTTGAACCATCTAAGAAATATTTATTACCACCATCATCTACAACTGTAACTGCAAATAATTGATACACCTCAACAGAACCTACAGCACTAGTACCAGCAGTGGTAGAAGCAGTAGTTGAAGAAGAGGACGCAACAGTTGATGTTATTGCTACTGTGCCAACACTTGCAGATAAAGCCGTAGTTTTGGTAATTAAACCACCAATAATACCATCGCCCACATTGGTATAAACTGTGAAAGCGGTGGTTTCAACGTCTTGATCAGGTCGCGGATCTTTAAGAGCTTGTGCATCTGCTCCTTTTGGTCTTGGCTCTAACTGAGGATGTTTAGACTCATACTCATCAGGACCCACCTTCATACCGTTCCACTCAGTCCTCATTTCAGATAATTTGTACCTGAAACCTGACCTGTCAGAATAGCCATAGGCGTATTTACCTGCTGCGTATCTTGCCATTAATTAATCCGTAAGTAATCCATACTTGGTTGCAATTTAAGAGATACTCTATCCTCATCCTCGTCTGCAGCTCTTTGAAATTCTTCTTCATAGATACTCTTTAAAAGCTGTAGCCGTTCTGGTGCCCTTTTAACAGCTAGATAGTAAGCCAACCCAGATATTATACAAGGCAAAAACCTAAACGGAGCATCTGTAGTATTAATCAGAGCATCTGCATCTTGAATACGTTGAACGTAATAATACACTAACGTATCTGAAGAGTTATCAGGGGTTGACCACAAAGTTATTTCAGGAATTGTTTGCCTGTTGTAATAATACTGGCTAGGTCTTCCTTGTGTTGACTTGTTAGGAATACTAAGATACTCGCCTCTAGATATTCTTGACAGGTCAAAATCTGTACCACTTCTTCGTAGCACAACCTCCAACAGGTCTGTATAGGTAGCATCAAATGTATATGTTGCCGTACCAGCCGTAAGAGCTTGCGTTGCCTGCTTAACTGTCCACAGGTTAACACCCCTGTTTGCCCATTCTGCAAACATAATATTCAAAGACCTACGAGCAGTTTTGGCATCGTATCCAGTTCGGACTTCTAAACCGCACCGCTCATAAGCCTCCTCAATAATATCTGCAATATCAAGATCGAAATCTCTTGAATTAGAAGTAGCCATTATTTCTTCTTCTTACCTTTCACAGAACCACCACGCATCATTTTCATGGCTTTNTTAGAACCAACCATGCCACCGCCCATCATTTTNTTCTTAGGCATAGTCATTCCACCACGCATCATTTTTTTAGCTTTTTTTGCTTTCTTCATNGCCATTTTTNAATCTCCTGTAAATGGATTTTCTACGCTCATACAAAGACCCCGCATTATAATAGTCTTCGCACACATTATAATACCCCTTCATTCTAAGTGAATCTGAGGCTTCTTGCAACTTACTTAACCTCTGAAAGAAAATCATTGCATATGTAGGTCCTGAGTCTTCTTCCATATCAAGGCTATCATCTAATAGCTCGTTGCTTTCATCTTCTGGGTGAAACCCCATAAGATACATATCTTTAGTGTTGTATTTCCCGCTGCTTATATCTTGGTTTACGTCATCTAAGAAAACATCTAAATCATCCAAGTCATCTGGAAAAAAATCTATTAGTATAATAACATCCTTACTATCATCCCAGTCGTTTATACAAGAATGTATGAGGTTATAATTACCTTCATAATTGAAGATAAAACCTACCTTATCGTTTATCCAGGCAGCTTTTGCATAAGGACAAGCAGGCAAGTTATTATAGTGTTCATTGGGTATTTCAAGAGCATTCTTCGACCAATTTTTTAAATCGTCTATAACTTTGTTTTCTATTTCAGGAAACATTAGAGCCTACCTTTATTCACAAATAACCAAGTTAGTCCAAGAATAAAAATTGAAACGAAAATTAATAAAAATGTTATTGATATAGCTTCAATAAAGTGTTTACGTGCTTCACGTTGGGCGTATAACGTTTCTTTTCTTTGTTTTCTTATCTCTGCTTCCATTCTGAGCAACTCTTGCCAAGCGTTAGGGCCGCACATCAAACTGATAAGCCTGCGAAGTTCATCCCTTTGATTTTGTAATTGTTTCTTTTGTGTGAATAATTCTATCGCTTCTGCTTCAACAGATTTGCCGTAAAAAAGTTTTTTAAAAATTGGAGGGTTCTTCGCTTCATGATGTGCGCGATCTATGTCAGATACAGCACCCATCCAGCGAGAGAGATCACGACCCATAGACTCAATATCTCGACCAATAGAAACTCCTTTTTTTAATGCAGAAAAAGCACTACCAGCGATAGCCATTGCCGAAATAGGATCGACCATTGTAATCTCCTAGGCTTGTTCAACAGCCCCTTTTGTTCTTTTCCTTCTATTACTCATAACTACACCGCAACCCCTAGCAACCGCAGTGCCGGGTATTGATTTACCTCGAAAGGTTCTCTTTGGAGCCGTAACACCGCCTCCAAACTTTAAATTTCTTACCTTGGCTCTTTTTGTATTAGAGACAACAGTTTTGCCTTTACGGCCCTCACGTTTCTTTTTACGAGCAGTCTTAGCTCTTTCAGCCTTACTAAGACTATTCGCTTTTGCTCTTGGCAGGCAACGATCAGGCCTCTTTTTATTTTTCGATGTACCACACTTACCCTTGATAGATCCATCCGTGCCTATCCTTACCCAATCTTGTTGCAACCATTTTTTTAACTCGCCCATCAGGCTCTTCCTTGTTGTTTACGTATTGCTTCTTTTCCAGCTTTTGCTATCCTTGCTTGTTCAGGCTTTTTTGCAGCTTTTGCTCTTTGTTCCAACACCGTAAGTATTTGTATCTTTCTTGCAAAAGGTTTCTTAATTTTTTTAACTTTAGCAACAGTTTTCCTCGCATCAGCAACAGTAGCGAACTTAATAGAAACCGTATCTCTGGGATTTTCATCGGTATACAAACGTCTACCGCTCCCCTTGGGTTTCTTCCCTGTTCCAACTACAGGGTCCTTTTGCTTCGTCATCTATTTGCCCTTACGTTTACCACCTTTGGACTTTTTAGCGTAGTTGGGGTCTTTACAATATTTTGATGCGGCTAAGTTTGCATACGCTGACGGGTATGTGTCAAAGGTGCGTTTAGCCCAAGCCTTACCCTCTGGGCATATCTTTGAGCCTTTACTTTTAGCACTCGCTTTGCCGCCTTTTTTAAAATAAACTAGCTTATTTGTATTCATCTTTCGCCCCTTAGAAATTTGTTTAGGCATCTGTGCCCTACTAATAGCCATTAAAGAAACTTCTCCAATCCAGCAATTGTGACGATTAATATTGCAATGCCCCACAAACGCATGTCTAAATTTTTTAGATGAGCTTTTTGATCGTCAAGACGTTCTTCTATGCGCTTGTATCGCAAAGCACACTCTGCCTCATGGCTTTCAACTTTTGCTAGTACCTCTTCTGGTGTCATTAACATCTCCAACGTCTTCTAGCTTGTCTCAGCCTGCTGTTTGGATCTTTAGCAGCTTTCGGAAATTTCTTCATCTGACCAGCAGAACGAGCGCAAAAAGACTTGCGCCTTGCCTTTTCTTTAGCTGTTAAGTTCTTTTTTTTTGTAACTGCTGTTTTTAACTTACTTCCGGGGTTGTCCCGTCTGTATTTAGCAACACCAGCCTTAGTCATCCCCGCCCCAGACTTGGTGGAGCGGAAATACTTCTTTGTTCTTGGTGGTTGTTTGTCTCGCTTCCGAGCCATAACGCTACCCAAAGAACCCCGTAATAGAGTCCACGTTGGTTAATGTTACATGACAGCCATCTGGGAAAATTATACCATGATCAGGAATTGTTACTTGGGTATCATCCGAAGCTAAAAATGTCATGGTCAAGAGAGTCGTTCCTGAACCACTACCATTTTTAAAGACTGCTGCTGGCGAACCACTTGAAGCACTTCTTACAACAAAAGACTTCAACCTAGTTCTACCACCATTTAATGTACCTGTACTGGTAGCTGTCTTCGCGATAATCGAACTAGCCATTGCAGTCTCCTATCTTAGCTATCGCCAAAAGGTGTTGCTACTGTACCAGAACCGATTAAACTTCCTTGAACAAGATACTCTGTAAGGGCTAATGCAGTAATTTCTATGTAAGAACCTACTTTACCGCCTTGTGTCCCATCGTTGAACGTAATAACGTCATTACTTGCACCTGGCACAAATGCTTTCGTAGTAGAACCAGTAACAGCTATAGAACCAACAAACTTATCTGTTCCATCTGTCTTAATTTTACCTGAAGTTGAAGCTGTCCCTATAAACAGAGTGTATTTTGCGCCTATTGTGCCTGTTGTAATGGTAGGCAAAGTAATCACACCATCCGCATCGTTTATTTCAGAAATGCGACCAGCGTGTGCAGCAAATGTAAGGGTTGTGTTTTCTGCGGCAATGGCAACAACGGAGCCAGAGCCTGAGTTTGTCATCCCGTTGTTAGATACAATCGGGCCTGAGAAAGTTGTACGAGCCATATGAACCTCCTTGTCGTGGCTAGTGTCAGCATAAAGCTGTCAAAGGGTTAAATAATCATACCTCAAAAAACGAAAGGCGGCAAGGTTAGTTAATACCTAGACCTTACCGCCAATCATTATCATAGGAGAACTTTATGCGCCTGGAGAACCAAACACACACCTTGGATCTGAAAATCCGAAGCTGTAACGCTCACGAGCCTTAAACCTCATATTTCCAGTATCAAAGTCTGCTTCCATTTGAGTTGACAGAGGAACACGCTCAAAGTGTAAGAAACCTCTAGGTGTATCTGTCATGATGAAGAAGGCATCAGGATCTGTTAGGAAGTCGTTAACGGTGTACCCGTTTGGTAACATTCCCATTGACCTTAATGCATTGACATCGTTGTCAGCAGTTCCTACACGAAGGTTTGATACCATCAAACGCTCTGCAATAAACTGTAACTGACGTGGAACAATCAACTTCATTCCTCTAAGGGCAACGATTAAGCCACGCTCATCAACAAATCCTGCAATGCTAATCAACGCATCTTCAAGAGAAGTTTCGTTTAAGTCAGCAGCAGTTGACGGTTCGTTTGCAAATGTACCACCATTTGTTAATGGGTGATTTGTTGCACATAAAGCTACACCATCACCACCAGCACTTGCACCAGCAGTGAACGCATTGTTCAGAATTGCTGTTGCTTTAACTTGCTTTGTGTGTGCCATTGAGCGAGCTAACGCTCTGGTATAGCGTGAGGATAATCTGTCATACAAATTATCTTCTATTGCCTCTTCCGTAATGGAGAAAGCTAGTGCGATTGTTTCGTGATTATAACGAGCAGTAAATGACTCGTTAGCATCATCAAATGTTACTCCTGACCCTTCTTGCTTAGTAGGGGCAGCACCAAAACCTGAGAGCATCACTTCTTCTTCAAACGCTCTGTCTGAAGACTCGGTTGTGAAAATCTCAGCATGTTGGTTTTCGTATCTATCATACTCCATACCGAAGAGAGCATTAAGACCTGGTTCCAACTCTTTCGCTAGTTGTGCGCGAGAAATAGCCATAATCTAATCTCCCTTATGATGCTGTTGCGTCTGCGTCAGAAGACAGCAGTGCATGGTTGTTGATTTTAACTATGTACGAGACACCAGCAGCACTATGGTCAGCATTGGTAGGATCTTCATATATCCCTAAAATCATTAGAGGGTTAGAAGTATCTGTATCTTCTGCTGTGGAGATATCTATCTGAGCAGTAGATATACCAGTGGTTGTGTTGCCACTAGCACCGTTTTCTAGTTCTGCTGTTTTAAAAATATCTGCCTTTGCAGTTGCTCTATTTGTATTTGTTCCATCACTTGCGATGATAAAACGCTGCATTGGATTGTCATATACAAAGCCTTTAATATCAAAATTAGTATTGGCTGACCCGCTTCCAGGCCATGTATTACTGAATTTTAATTTACCAGTTGTTGCGTCTACGTATTCACAACCCGCGAAAACACCCACAAGTTGGTCACCGTCACCAGTAGCTGATGCTACCTGAATGGTGCCACCTGTTAATTCTGCTTTCACAGGAGAACCTTGAAAAATCGCAGAGGCAGTACTAGCAATGAAGTATTGGTTTGTGCCTTGCGTAGCAGGAACGCTACCAAACCCATTGATGGGTTTAAGACCAAACGAAACATTTACGTTTGCCATTCTTGACTCCTAAAAGTTAATCGGAATCAGTATTTCTACCTTTTCCAAATGATACACGACTTTGCCTTTCCCTAGAGATAGGCATCGAGGGATGTTCTTCCCTCATAAGGTCCTGATCGACAGCAGATATTTGTTCGCGAGTCCGTCCTCGGTAATATTCGGTTCTTTCCTGCGCTGTTTCTTCAGGTATACGGGCTAACATTAAGCCACCGTTTCCAATTACGCCTGCATGTTGCCCATCTTCGATACTAGCAAAGTCATTTAGACCAGGATGCTCATCAGACCTAACTGGTTCGTATCCTTCTCTAAGTTTGGAATGAACATTTATCTTATCGTCTTCCCCACGAATAGAAGTTCTTATCCAACGATGCTTGTACCCATCAGGCGCATCAGGAGCGTCTAATCGGCTTGGCGGTGCCCACGGCTTTCTGCGTGAGTTTTTCTCACGTGTTTGTGATGATCTTGTTTGTTTCATATCACTCATAATTAATCCTTAACATACTTTGCGTATTCTTCCAAGGGAACATTAAGTTTTTTTGCCATAGCAACTTGCGATGGTGTTAACTTAACTGTCCTGCGCCCCTGTTTTGAACTGCGAGATGCGGAAGTTGAAGCAGAAGCGACCCTTGAACTCCCCTCGTTAACTTGTTTATTAAACTTATGCGGGAACTCTAATGCCATTCTTTTGTCAAGTTCCTGATAGTAATCATCTGTTGCTGGGTCAAGACCTTCAGTTTTTAAGTCTTGGTCAATAACAAATGCTGCTTGTGTCATAATCTTGTTATCACCAAACCACTCATTACGCTCTGCCCATCGCTCGGCTTTTGGATCTGGTCGGGCTGGTTGCTGCGGTTGTTGTGTCTGAGCCTGTGTTTCTGTAGCGGATGTTTCACGTGAAACATTTTGTTTACGTTGCTCATCTGCTAAACGGTGTCGCTCTTGTTCAATCGTGATTTTTGATATTGCCTGTTGAGCATCAAATATCTTATCCGCATCATTTGCATCTAAAGCCTCACGCAAAGCCTGCTTTGCAGTCGCTTGTTGTGATTCTAAACGTGCGCCATACTCATCTATAAAACCAGCGTTTAAGTTGGTGAGCTGCTCTTGGAGTGTATCATTCTCTTTTTTGATTACTTCTGCAACTCTAACAGCTTCATCTTTATCACGTTCAGCGTGTTTGATCTTTTCCGTTAGCTTCTTTATTCTTTTCTGTACGCCCTTACTGTAGTCATCCAGTTCATCTTTCGGATCTTCTGCCGTAACTACTTGTACTTCAGGCTCTTGCGTTTCTTCAGGTTGAGCTTTAACTTCAGGCTCTTTGTCTTCCTCAAGAGTGACTGTTACTTCTTTTTCTTCAACGTCTTCATACATGTTTTATGTCCTCTGGCTCAAGTATTGTAGCGATTACTTCGTCATCATTGATAATGCGAACTTCACCACCTTCTATCTTAAATCTAGAACCAGCGTATCTGCCAATACAGACCCACTGTCCTTCCTTACACCAAGGTTCTGCATCCTCGCTAAACTTACTAGGATCTTTATAAGCCAATGGACCTATCTTTAACACATACGCCACAACGGTAGCTAATGCTTCTCTTTCTCGCGCTTGGTCAGGAATGATTATCCCAGCATCGGTCTTTGCTTTACCTTGATAAGGCATAACAAGAATACGCCAACCAGTTGGTTGAGGAAGTCTTTCTGTAAGTGATTTATCAAGAAGGCTAGGGTCTAAAACTTTATCATCTGTACTCACATAGGCTTCGCCTACGGAAGGGACTTCAGATGAAGACTGTTGTGATCGTGCTTTTGCAACATGATCAGGAACGAATAATGTCTTCGGCATCGTCTATATTTTTCTCCAGCAGGGCTTTGATTTCTTCCTTGGCGTAGACAAGACCCTGTACTTCTCCCACCAACCGCTGGTATTGTTCAAAGTTTTGAACGCCACCAGATGTTAAAATGTCAGCGATTTGTTCTTCTCGCTTTAACAAAATGTTATATACATGTTTTGCGAAGTCTGCAACATCCATCGTATAATTAAAATGTTCCCGCGAACTTTTTACCTCTTACGACAGCACCGCAGCCCCTAGCATCTACACCGCCACCTCTTTTGAAAGTCTTCACATCTTCTTTATATAAATCAGATTTAGCGATTTCTTGTGCGTCTTCATCACCAAATTCGGCAAGTTCTTCTAACTCTATGATACGAGGTTCTTTTTTACCCTCTACGTCACCACCAGCGTTGAACTTTACAATGCCTCCACCAGCTTTTCTAAGGGCTTTAAAGTCTTCACCAGTGATTTTATCTCTAGGTTCTGCCGCAGCAGCAAGTTTCTTTTGTTTTGGTGATAGTTCTGGCATTTTAATCTCCTATTTTGTTATTCCTTTAAATTTTTCAAAGCTGCGTAAACCGCCAAGCCCCAACATCCCAAGTAATATCGTAGTTAACGTTTCCATATCAAACTCAGGTAACTCAGGAATCTCGACACCAGCGACCGCTGTTGCGAAAAGAATAAGGGGAACAGCAATAAAGTGGTACGCAAGCGCGAGCGCAGTGACCCATCCTGTAAACGGCCGCCATCCAGCAACAAATATTGACTTGTGCTGCGCTTCTTGCTTGTTGACTTCGACTTGCGCGAGAGCCGCTTCGTGGGCTTGCTTTTCGGCCAAGGTGGCAATTTCATGCGCGAGCGCGTTTTTTTGGTCTTTGTCTTCAATGAACTTGTCCAACAGCCCTGTTACGGGACCTATTAATGTTTGTAGTACCATTTATTTATACCTTTGTTATACAACTTGAACAATACCATGTTTCGCCTTTATCTTTAGAAAAGCCTGACGTTTTATTACCGCAAGCTCCACATTCTGTGGATTGATATATCTTATATTCTCTAGGCCAACGAATGTCATGCTTCTTAAACTTGCGTTCTCCATATTTTCTTACCCTTTTTTCGGCCATACGGATACAGCCATATAGGCTCCCACAATGCCACCTCCAGTAAGATATAATAAATTTGACAGGTCTGTAAGAAGTTTTACTCTTTCATCTGACACAAAAGGCATAAACATTAACAACGTATACAGTGCCATAAAGCATAGCACGGCTGTAGCCATACGCCTTTGCGCTGTCATCTTGCGAAGTTCTGCGGCTTCTTGTTTTTCTGCGGCTTCTATTTCGTGCAGTTTCTCTGCTGCAGCCAACTCGTCATCATCTACAATACCGTCTCCGTCTAAATCATACTTATTATAATCAGAGCCTTTCTGGAGTTTCTTTTGTATCATGACCTATTCCTTTGCGCCTGTATTCTCTCACGATTCACATCGGCTCTTTCTTGGGCAATCTCTTCTTGTAACTCAATTCTAGCGGCATCGGTAGTAGCTCTTTGCTGTAGCTTTTGCCTCTCCAAGTCTAGCTCTGCTTGGTCTTGTTCTGCTCTGCGTTGAGATTCAGCGGCTCTAATTGCAAGTTCTTGCTCTCTAATTCTAACAAGTGGGTCTTGCTGTCCTGTTGGTGGTGCTAACATTTGAAGTAACTCTTGTGTAAACTGAGCTTCTAACTTTGCTACCTCTGCTTCAATCATATCTTCTGATATCATCGAGGCTGCCTGCATTTGCTGTTGAGCCACTATCGGGTCAACGGCACCTGTCTGTGCAGCTAATGCTAATTGCTGCGCCTGTTGTTGCTGGGCTTGTATCTGTTGCATAACAGTAAGCCTTGCTTTCATAGAGATGTGGTCTTGTAAGTGCCCTAAGAAAATTGCATAGATGTTTGGCGTGGTTTGTACAATCGTTGTTTTCATAAACATAACGTGTGCCATAATATGCGAGTCATGGTCTTGCTGTTGAAACGCTGTTATTATCTCACCTTGTAGAGCTTTTGCATTCTCGATACTTGGACTTGTTGGCTTTGGCTCTTTCTTTGATGGTAATATCTGATCAATATTCTGAACCTCTAATGCCTGATACATTCGCTTGTATGCTTCATGCAGATTGTGGAGTTGAGGGTTACTCTGCGCTAACTGGAGCTGAGTCTGGGCTAAAGTAACCCTCTGAGCCATAGAGAAAATATTCGGATCAGAGACAGGGAGGACATCTACTCGATCATCGAAATCTACGGCTTTAACTTCTGAAGGTGCGCCTGCTACTTCATACGGATAGTTAGGAGGTAGATTCTCTGCAAAGATTCGTGCAAGTAATCTAAACTCTATCTTCTGTGCATAATGCAAACGTTTATGTATTGCCGACATAACCTTCATACCGCGCTCAAGAAGAGCAACGGTAGTGCCAACAGGCATGTCTCCGCTCTTACTATCGCCAATCTGTTGGTCTGCTATGGATACAAAACGTCTGCCACCTTCAATTATTGAACCAAGTAAGGATGCTAATGTGCCAGATGGCTCCTTAAAAGGTAATGGTATGATAGAATTACGAATATCACCGCCCGGAGCGTCAATATCTCTAAATTCACCCGGACTAAGCGGTTCATCGTCATTTCGGATGCGGATTCCACGTGCTTTAAAGCCAGAAGGTAGATTTGCAAGCGTTCCAGCATCAATTAACTGTCTAAGTATGCTTGTTGCAGCTCTTCCAAGCCCACCAATCATGTGAATTAGACCAAATCCATAGAATCCTAGCCCTGGTAAGAACTTATAATGCACAAAATACTGTCTTTTTCGTTTTAACGTGTCGTTTTGCGCAAAATTTCGTGTAATTGCTAGAACTTCGCCTGAACCAACGTCAACGGTAACGATATAAGGCAGTTTTACCCCTGTTGGCTCGCCATTTGCCGCCATATCCTCAAAGCCTTCAAGGTCTAAATCGACATGCATCTCCAAAATGGTATGCATTTCTTCAGAATAACCCTTGCTAATGCCCTCTATATCGTCAATTTTATCACGAACTGTGTCATCAGACGCTTCATCCGATGAAATCTCCACGTCTCGATACACCCCAGCGACCTGTAGCTTACGAACTTGGTTTGGATCCATACGTACAACGTGTGTTACCCGTGGTGCTGTGGCTAAATCGGTAGCTGAATACGGCACGACAAGGTCTTCAGACGGCACAAACGCTGATACGGCACGTGCTTTTGTTGGGTCAAAGTATACTTTCTTAAATGTAGAGCCAGAAAGAGGTAGATAAAACAGCATCTGGTCTGTGTCGGGGTCAAATTCTTCCATGACCTCGGTAACCTGATAGTTCATAAAGTTCTTTACCCGTG